GCTCACCACATCTTCTTTATTCACTTTAAATATAACATGCGTCCCTATATCTAACATAAGGTCCGAAGTTAATGCAGGGTTTTGACCCACATCTATTACTATAAATTTAATTTTAAACACTCTTTCAAGTATTTTTATAGTCGTTTCATCGCCGCTATATCTACCTCCATCTTTTGCAGGCTGTCTTATAATTCTTTTAATGATTTCTGGATCTGCTATATAGTTCCCAGTATCATCGTATAAAAAGTTAAGTTTTTTCAGAATTTGTGCATTTTCTGGATCATTAATATTTATATTTCCGTTATCTAAAGCGGTTGTCCAGGCAGCCAATTCAGCATCACTTATTCTATCGCTAATAGCTCGTCTCAATGAAGAAATAGTGTATTTACCTTCATCTGCAAAAGGATTTATTGAAACATTTCCCGTTGAAATCAACTCACCATTAAATGCCAGTGCAACCGCATAAAATAAACTATCTCCTCTGGCTCCTTTTTCTTCATAAATTTCTATATTACTAACTATATTAGCTATACTATTTTTGTCTGTTTCTGGTATCACCTCCTCGTATATACCTTTATCATATAAAAAAAGCAATTCATTTTGAAATTCTTCTGTAGTAAACCAATCAAAATCTTTATCTAAGTTGTCATTAAAATCTTTTATTATTTTCTCTCCCGTTGTTAACAACGGAATATCATTTGCATTTTCTGTTTTATTCACTATAGTAATACATTTTTGTTTAATTCTAAAATCTGAAATATATGGAATAAGCGAATCAATAATATCATTATATTTTGTTACCAAATTATCCATGGTTATTTCCAATTTATTTAAATCTCGCGATGTGGTATTGTATTTTGTATCCATAAATATAATTTCGGTTTTTACATTTACTGGAGTTAATATAATATTTCTATAAATGGATGCAGGGATATATGGTATTATGCTATCATTTTTAGATATACTATTGTAGTATTTTTTATATTCATCATAAATAGATAGGGTGGTGGTATATATATTTCTTGTAGAGGTATATGACTCTATCTCTCGTGCATATGTGATAGCAGATAACCTACCATACATAGTTATTAAATTATAACATGTTTTTAGAGCTTCATGTAATTTCATATAGTCGTTCGTTTGTTTTTTAAAATCAGCAGTATTCGATGATTCATAAAATAGCACGCTTTGTTTTTGCAGCGGTTTTTGCGATTGAACTATGCGTGTAGTAAAATTTCTGCGTTGATTTTCCGAATATGTGTCTATGTAATGTGAGTATAGTGTTCTAGCTACAGAAATGAGATTAAAAATGTTATCTCGAGTAGAAATGAAAAACTTGTTTGTTTTTGAATATTCTAATTTCCAAACGCGTTCTTCGTCACGATAATATAAATCTAAAAGTTTTTTAATATAAATATTTAATTGATTTTTATTCATATCCAATAATTGTGGAAATCTATAATATTTTTCAAATTCCTCTTTATAATTAAAAATCTGTGTGTTATATTTTGGTTTATTCATTTCATTAATAATATTTCTAATATCAGTGTTCAGTTGAATAACGAAATTATCATATTCATTATTTTTTGTTACAAATTGTGAGTAACACTCTATATCGAATTCCATAATTTGTATTATTAGTTTGTTTATATCATTGGTTTCCGCGCCATTTTTTTTGAATTGTTTTTTTTTTGCAATAACTAACTCTTTATAAAAATTTATCAATGCTTCAAAATAATTTCGTTGCGCTTTTACCTTTTCTAATAAATTATCCAATGTATTCTTGTAGGCCTCCATAAACGCCGTTTTATAATTTATTAAATTTGACATAAGATTAGTTATATTTTTTTTATCATCTGGGTTATTCCAAATATGTGTTGCGTCAAAATTATTTTCCATTGATGTTTTTATTATTTTTTTTAATGCATGCGTGGTGGTATCAAATAAATTTACATTGTCAAATGCACTAGGTAATGCACTGGGTAATGCAGTAGTCGAGGGAGATGTATTAGCAGCATTAGCATTAGCCACAACAGGCACTGCTACAGGAATATTATTTGGATTTGATGTATTTGGATTATAAATACCCAACGATGTTTCATATATATTTTCTGCTTCTCTGAATTCAATTCCCGCTTCGTAAAGTTTTTGATATAACGGATCTAGTTTTTTTGGATTTAATTTAATATCTTCTGAATAATTTCGATCTAATGGGTATAATAATGTTTGAGTAATAGGATCTACTGATATGCTTATATTATCAGACACATTTATAATGCTGTTATCTATATTTCTACCTATCAATGTTTGTATCCCGGGGGGTAATGTTTTTATCCAGGTGACATATTTTAAAACCTGTTTTTCATCTTCCACCTTTATTTCTTTATCGCTTAGTTTTTTACCACTTGCAATGTCCTTGATTAGATCACCATTTGTTAAAAATCTAGATATACCTTTGGAAGCGGCATACCCTTTTACTAATTCTGGATATGCTTTTGCAAAAGAACCTAATTCTTTTTGTGCAAATGCATCGTGTGATGCTAATAGACGTTGTTGATATAAAGAACTAGCCAGTCCAGTTCCATAAGAAAATGACATTAAATTCCTTTCAAAACTCTTGGTATCAATTTGCCAGTCTCCATTTATCCAATTATAATCATATATAGTGTATGTTTTTCCCTTTATATAAAATTTATTATTGGGTCTAAATAATTCATTTAATATAATTCTAATATTATTCTCAATAATTTTTTCATTTACTGCTGTTTCTAAACTGCGTTTGGGTTGCATAAATGTAGTAGATAGCGTTCTATTAAGTAAACTATTAAATGTATTTTTATAGAAGAATTGTGACATGCGTTCAGATGGAGGGTATCCTCTCGGAATAGTACTTGTTGTGCTACTATTTAGCTTTATTACTGGATTAAAATAGACGTTATTGCTTTTTATGTTTGGAACAGACATGGAGGGAGTGTATAAAATAGTAGGGTATCCTCTTACTCTTGTTCTTATTAATATGGTCAACGTATCAGCATATTTAAATTTAGCATTCGGATTTTTGTCTGATATATTAATAACATCTGGTATATTTATTGGATTTATTGAATTTGTCATGTTTGTTGGATTTATATTATTAGTATACATATACTTATACTTATAATACGTCAAGAATATTTTATTTGCCATTTATCGTTCTTTCCATTCACTGAATTTTGTAAAAGCTTCTTTTTGTTGTTTTTTCTCTTTATCTTTTTTTGCCTTTTCTAAAATGGCCAAAGCAGAATTTATTTCTTCATCACTTATTTTTCCATCGTTATTTGCGTCTATTAGGGTTGGTAATACTTTGTATGCATCAGGGACGATACAATATGTGCTTTCTTCGTTGAATAAATGATCAGATAAAACAACAAATACAGCAGTTAATCCTAGCGCGGTATATATGTCGCGAGTACCCATCCATGCCATGGAAAAAACCAAAAGTTGTTTACTCAATGAAAACTTTAAATATTCTTCTGTAGATTTGCTAAACTGAATAGATATAAATTTAGACCCAACGTTCAATAATATCATGATAATGCCTGCAAAAAACTTGCTGTTATTTAAATACAAAACATGTTCATGTATATAATTTAAAATACTCATAACAAAATTGGGTGAATGAATTATAGGGGTGATAGTCTTTGGCATTTCTTTACTTAAAATAATGCGAGATTATAAATCTTTCGATAGTTATGATTTTACATATTAGAAAACGTAGTTTCCTACATGAATCCTATCTTTTTGAAAAAAGTAGTAGCTCGACCTGTAATATAATTTACACTATTCGTGGTATAAATACGAGTATTTCTAATATATGGTCTATACATTCTACGCAAAACAGGAATAAATGGTTCGGTGACTTTTTGGCTAGTTTTGTAAATCATAAATGCAGCAGCTAGAATGACTGCTGATGCTAGAATTATAGCAATGAATATAATATAATTATATTGTTTAGAATTCATATACTTATATTATGTGGATAAAATATTTTTTCCGATTATACTGGTGCATAAGATGTAGTAAATACGGCATTATCTGGCCAATTAGGTGAGGGTTCATTTTTGGATGTCCCAAAAAATGGTGTATTCAGACTTTTGGAAGATTTGGGACGCATACCTTCTTCTATTCTAAGTTTTTTATGATGCGAAAATGCTTCTATTTTTGTAGTAGTAGCAGTAGCAGTAGCAGTAGCAGTAGGCGCAGCAATAGGCTTTGTTTTATCTTTATTAGTAGCGACATCATTAGTAGTGGGAACTGAACTAGGTGCTGAACTGGCACTTGAAACGGGACTAGGGACGGGACTAGGAATAACCGCTTTTTCGGACATACCTACAGGCTGCTGTTCAAACCCCTCTAAATCGCTATCAACATGCAGGCCAATTAAAATGATAATAGCCGTAAGTCCGTGCGCAACATTATAATATGTCAAATATATTATGCAAATAAGCATGATAGCTCTTCCTAAAAAGGCATTCATAATAGAAGCTCGAAAAGATTTATAATATATCATAACATAAATAAGTACGATAAATATCAAAGATATAAAAATATGTTCCTTCTTTGATGGTATTAAATTATTACTTATACTAGACATCCTATATATTTACTATGATATTTTTATTTCGTCTGTATTATATTTCAGTTCGATTTTCAAATTATTATCTTATTTTTTATTAAGAGGATGTCTTTAGCAATGTATGCAGCTCCATTTGATAATGATATAAATCAAGTAAATAATAAAGATAATGATAACCATATAGGTAGAAAAAGGGTAGCATTAAATAAAACACAGAAGAGATATCCTAAAGAAAATAATTTTTCTGAAAAGGTAAATTCTGTTTTACAAACTATCCATAATTCTCTTGATCAAGAAGAAGGATTAGCAGATTTTAATCCTCCTCCTCCTCCAGATTCTGCGGGTGTTGAAAACACGCGATTAAGGGAAACCCAAACATCCGCCTCTGGCTTATCGACAATTGATTCTGGTGTAGGTGTAGGTGTAGGGGAAGGAGCTTATATGTCAAGCGATCACTCTTCCGATATGGCGAGTCAATTGCAACAAATGCAACAACATCAAATGCAACAGCAACAACAAAAGCAGGATAATAGGTTCATGCCAAATTACGCAGCTATGTATAAAAATTCCCCACATAACATGCCTTATCATAATTATAATGGGTATTCGCAGATGAATAGTTCACCATCCTCGGGTAGCAGTTATGATGTTATGATTGAAAAGTTGAATTATATGATTAACCTTTTAGAAGAACAAAAGGATGAACGAACAAACAATGTAACAGAAGAAGTTGTTTTATATTCCTTTTTAGGAATATTTATCATTTTTGTAGTGGACTCATTTGCACGAGTCGGAAAATACACTCGATAAATTATATTATTGCATGTAAGTTATAAT